GAAGTTAAAGGCGCAAATCCCGGCTTCATTATGAACACTGTTACCGGTGAACTCTATGATGGCAAGGAAGGAATCACTGTTATTCCCGTAGCTTATGTGCGTCAGTACATTGAGTGGGCACCTCGCGGTTCTGGTGGTGGCGGAGCTCCCGTCAACATTTTTCCCGCTACGTCAGATATCCTGACACGCACGCATAAAGAGCCCGGTGATAACAAGGACTATTTGGATAACGGCAACTACATTGAAAACACCGCAAATCATTATGTGATGGTGATCACTGAAGCTGGCGTACCAGAGCCTGCCCTTATCAGCATGAAGTCTACTCAGCTTAAGAAAAGCCGCAAGTGGAACAGCATGTTGATGTCTACTAAGTTGATGGGCAAAAACGGTCCATACACACCTCCTATGTATTCACATACATACCGTCTCACCACACAGGCCGAATCGAACGATAAGGGCAAATGGTACGGTTGGGAGATTGAGAAGATCGGTCCTATCGAAGATATGAATCAGTATCAGGCTGCTAAGGCTTTTTCTACCCAAGTGGGTGAAGGTGAAGTCAAGGTTAAGCATGAGAACGAAAGCGCAGAAGGTAACGCTTCAGCCGCACCATTCTGATTCTCGGGGGAGGCAACCCCTCCCCCACTTCCCGATAGAGAGACGAGATGACCGACATAACAAAATTCAAGGAGATATTCAGCGGTCTGGATATCGCCTATGGCACGTACAAAATCAAAGCGGAGCGCGGAGATGGAAAACAAGCTGGACAGGCCACGGTGGTTAGGAAGCCGCCAACAGATGACCTATGGGTCCAACATTTGGAAGGCGTTGAGCCTTCCCTTGGCATTATTCCTATTCGCGCTGATAACAGTTGCATATGGGGCTGTATCGATATTGACCAGTACCCTATTGACCACAAAGGACTCGTCGAAAGAATAGCGAACCTGAAGCTTCCGCTTGTGGTATTTAGAAGCAAATCCGGAGGAGCACATGTATTCCTATTTACAAAAACGCCTGTTCCAGCACGCGAGTTCCAGACATATCTCAAGAACGCTGCTGCGCTTCTCGGAGAGGCTGGGCGGGAAATATTTCCAAAGCAGGCTGAGATACTTGTCGAGCGAGGAGACACAGGGAACTTCCTCAACCTCCCCTACTTTGGCGGCGATACCGGCACTCGGTACGCGTTCAACATGGATGGGACGGCAGCGACTCTCGAAGAGTTTTACGGCTTGTATGAAGCCAATGTCCAAGATTCGCTTGATCAAGCTCCAGAACCTCCGAAGCAGGCAGAGAGTCCCGTCAAAGACGGCCCACCTTGTCTACAAGCTTTATGCGCCCAAGGCTTCCCAGAAGGGACGCGCAACAATGGTCTATTCAACATTGCTGTCTATCTTAAAAGGGCCGCCCCCGGCTCTTGGGAGGACAAGCTGGTGGAGTACAACTTCAAATACGTGGCTCCCCCGTTACCAAACAACGAAGTCCAACTTGTCCTTAAGCAGGCCAACAAAAAGGACTACAACTACAAGTGCAAGGACGCGCCGCTTAATGGCTTCTGCAACTCGGGTTTATGCAGGACTAGGAAGTTCGGCATCGGAGCACATTCCCCTGATGCGCCTCAAATAGCATCACTATCAAAGTATGCCAGTGAACCACCCCTGTGGTTCTTAGATGTCAACGGCAAGCGCATAGAAATAGAAACAGAAGCGCTATACAACCAAGCAGCATTCCAGAAGGCATGTCTAGAAAAGATTAACGTAGTACCTCCCACGTTGCGCAAGCAAGATTGGGAGAACCTACTTAATGCTTTGCTCAAAGAAATGGTTGAGACAGAACAAATTACTGAAGCGTCAGAGGATACTAGTTTGACTGGTAGGTTTACTGACTTGTTGGAAGAATTCTGTGCACACATGCAACAAGCTATGGTGCGTGATGAAATGCTTATGGGCCGTCCGTGGACAGATGAAGAAGCGGCAAAGACGTACTTCAGGATGAAGGACCTTGAAGCTCATCTAAAACGAAATAACTTTGTAGGCCTATCAGCACCAAAGATGGCTCAGCGCTTACGCGATATGGGTGGCGAACCTATCAGTATGTTCTTGAAGAACCGCACGGTCCGTTGCTGGAGCGTGCCCAAGTTTAATAAGCAAGACGCACCATTTGAGACACAAACCAAACGCAACGAAGGGAGCCCATTCTGATGTTAAAAATTGATGGATACGATCATGCAATCATTGGACCTGCCTATATTTGGCGCGATCAATCTGTAGTAGGTGTATTGGTCTACGACGCTGAAAAGATTAGGGACCATCTAATGCTTGAAGATGGCATGGAGATGGATGAAGCGCGCGAATATATTGAGTTCAATATTGAAGGCGCTTACATGGGAGAACATACGCCTGTACTAGTTTGGCCAAACGATCTGTGGGATGAAGAATGAGCCACATTCACAAGGTCTTTGGCCCTCCCGGATCAGGTAAGACCACCTATTTGCTTGACGTAGTAGACAAGGAACTGAGCAATCACGTTCCTTCTACAAAAATAGGTTATTTTAGTTTTACACGGAAAGCAGCTAACGAAGCACGCGATAGGGCTATTGCTAAGTTTCCGAGCTTAAATGAGAAGACTGACTTTCCATTCTTTCGCACCTTGCATAGCCTAGCGTTTCGCTGCATGTCTGTTAAAGCAGACATGATGATGCAGCCCGAGCATTACAGGGAATTTGCCCAACAGTCAGGGATAGAACTCAACATTGTATTTGAAGAAGAGTCTTCAATTGCTAAAGCAGACAATCCAATTCTTAATGAAATTAATTTAGCGCGAATCAGGGGAATCGATTTGCGTGAGCACTATAACCAAAGCGGCTTGGATATCGAGTGGTATCACTTCGAGTTTGTGGAGCGGTCCTATCGTCATTACAAACGCAGCAAGGATCTGCTGGACTTCACCGATCTGTTGGAAATGGCTGTAGTCGAGCACGATAGCTTACCTAGTTTGGAAGTATTAATCGTTGACGAAGCACAGGATTTAAGTCGGCTACAGTGGCTTTTAGTTGAAGCCTTGGCCGCAAAGGCGAAACGGGTCTTCCTCGCCGGAGACGACGATCAGGCAGTATTCACTTGGGCAGGGGCAGATGTCAAGAGTTTTCTTTCTTTTGAGGGAAAAATTACTGTCTTGAATCAATCCTACCGTGTCCCCTCCACTGTCCATGCATTGGCTAACATAATTGTTCATCGAATTCATGAGCGCCAACCAAAAGAATGGAAAGCCCGTGATTTTGAGGGAGTGGTTAAAACCTATTACAGATTTGAAGATGTGCCCATGGATGACGGCGAATGGCTCATCATGGCGGCCACTAACTACATGCTCAACCCTGTACATGAATGGCTCAAGAGCCAAGGTATTTTGTTTGAACGTAGCGGCATTCCAAGCCTTGCCCCTGCCATGATTAAAGCAGTTATGCACTGGGAGCGTTTGCGCGCAGGAGAGGCCGTTGAGGGCCTCTATGTCAGGGATGTCTATAAGTACCTTGGGGGAGAATTCGTTACCCGTGGACACCGGACCTTTAAAGGCGGAGATGACTACATGGAATACACCCTTGAGCATTTAAAAGAGCATCATGGTCTTACTACTGATGACATTTGGCACACAGCGCTGTCCCGCATTCCAGAAGACAAGCGTGAGTATTTGATTGCTGTGCTTCGTCGCAAAACCAAGCTGTCAACTTCTGGGAGGATAAAGTTATCCACAATCCATGGAGCTAAAGGAGGAGAGGCAGACAACGTCATGTTAATGATGGATCTGTCCCCTAAATTTGCCAAAGAGTACGCAACTAATGGAGACAACATTCATCGACTTTTCTACGTGGGTATTACCCGCGCCAAGCAATCATTGCACTTAGTGCTACCCCGATTTCAAGATAAAGGCTTTCGTTTATGAAGACAATTCCTATGTTTCCTTCTCAAACAGAGTGGGTTCCTCCACAGACTTTCCCCAACTTATCCACAGCCAAGGAGATTGCAATTGACCTTGAAACATGCGACCCCCATATGGAATCTTTTGGACCGGGCTGGCCTCGTAACGACGGTTTTATTGTTGGCTATGCTATCGCCGTTGAGGGATGGTCTGGCTACTATCCTATCGCCCATCAAGGCGGAGGCAACCTTGACAAACGACTTGTCGAAAGATGGATCACGGACGTCCTCAAAACCCCTGCCGACAAAATTATGCATAACGCCGCCTACGATCTCGGCTGGCTTAAAGCGTCAGGGTTCGAGGTCTCGGGGACGATCTTTGACACCATGTTGGCCGCACCCCTCCTCGACGAAAATCGTTTTAGCTTCGCCCTCAATTCACTGGGCTTTGATTACATCCAAGAAGTCAAGTCCGAGCAAGGACTAAAGCAAGCTGCTGCAGACTTTGGTGTGCATCCAAAGAAAGAACTTTGGAAGCTTCCCGCTATGTATGTGGGGGACTATGCTGAACAAGACGCTGCACTCACATTGAAATTGTGGCAAGCATTTAAAACAAAAATGCGAATTGAAGAAGTTGAATCCATATTTAAGCTTGAGACAGAAGTTTTCCCCGTCCTGTTCAATATGACCTATCGCGGTATTCGGTTTGACCGCGTCAAGTGCGAAAAACTTATCACTCAATTAATGACCAGAGAGAAGCAGCTTCACGCTGAATTAAAGAAAACATGTGGCACCCATGTCGATATCTGGGCCGCTGCATCTATTTCCTCTGCATTTGATAAATTGGGTGTTCCGTATGGCAGAACAGATGCCGGCGCACCTAGCTTTACAAAAGGCTTTTTAGATTCTTGTGATCACCCCGTAGCCAAAATGATTGTGGAAGCACGCGAGACAAACAAAACACATAGCACGTTCCTGCAACCTTATTTGGACTTTAGCGCGAAGACTGGGCGCATCCATCCGCATGTAAATCAGATGCGCTCAGATGATGGTGGCACCGTCACCGGACGTTTGTCCATGTCCCAGCCAAACCTACAACAAGTACCCGCCCGACATGAAATCATTGGCCCCATGGTGCGCAGCCTTTTCCTTCCGGAAGAGGGCGAGCTCTGGGCATCCAACGACTTCAGCTCCCAAGAACCGCGCCTGCTTGTTCATTATGCAAATCTCCTCTCCCTATCCGGGGCCGAGACCATGGTGCAGGCCTATCAGACCGATCCCAATACTGACTTTCACCAAATGGTTGCCGATATGGCAGGCATTAATCGCAAAGCAGCTAAAACGATTGGCCTAGGATTGATGTATGGCATGGGCAAAAACAAGCTTGCCGGCCAACTGGACCTATCCCTTGATGAGGCCTCTGAGCTAATTGAGCAGTTCCATAAGAACGTCCCCTTTCTAAAAGGCACCGTCAACGCCGTCATGAAGCGCATAGACCATCCAGCTGCAGGCGGAGCAATCCGCACATTGTTGGGCCGCAAATGCCGCTTCCCTTTGTGGGAGCCGATGGAGTGGGGAGTCAACAAGGCACTGCCCCGCGAACAAGCAGTCATTGAATACGGCTCAAGGATCAAGCGAGCAGGCACCTACAAGGGGTTAAATCGTCTCATCCAAGGGTCAGCCGCAGATCAGACCAAAGCAGCCATGGTGTCCCTGCATAAAGCCGGCTATCGCCCCATTCTGCAAGTGCATGATGAATTGGCCCTTAGTGTCAAGAACAGGGAGGAAGCGGAGGCTGCAGCAGAGATCATGGCCCAAGCAGCACGCCTAGAAATTCCTAGCCGTTGCGACGTAGAAGTAGGCCCTAGTTGGGGTGAAGCGAAATAATAGATATACTTATTTTGTCAATTTTTTTGAAAGGTGACACCATGGCTACCAAAAGTATGAAAATGAAAGCTTTGTTCTCAGGCAAAGAAACCAAAATGGAAGAAGCTAAAGAGCGCAAAGCTTTTCCAAAAAAAGCAGCATATAAAAAAGCTGAGATGATGTATGAGAATGAGAAGATGTCTAAAGGCGGCGCGGCCAAAAAGAAAATGAAGAAATAAAAGAAAAGGGCCCGATGGGCCCTTTTCTATCGTTCAATGCCTTCCAGCCTGTCCGATATAAGTTTGGCATAGCCTGCAATATCAATCCAATGATCTACTGCATCCGGATTGCCATTAACGATACGGCCAATCTTATGCACAATCATTTCCAGCGCCTCCCACTGGTCATCAGCAAATAGTTTGTCATGCTTTTGCGCATGCTCTGCCATCTGCCGCTTAATTCCCTGCATCAGCGCTGCACCATCTTTAAATTTTCCGTAATCCAGCCCACGCATATCAATCACACGATCCACGTCGGTTGAACGGTCCACTTCCTTCTTTTGCCAAGAGGTAAGTGGGGGAATATCTAATGGATTAGATAATTCAGATTCCAGCTGCGCCTGCTTTCTAACTTTATAGACCATAGGCAATCCAACCTTAAATCTAGTAGCCACCGCCTTTGCTTGCGCATTTGGGTTTTTCATGTAATATGCAAAAATCTTCTCAGTCTTAGTCATGCTTTTTCCTTTTTAATGATGGGACGTGCCCGATGATGGCGAATTTCATTGTTTACAATGTCCATCGCCCGCTCCAGTTCTGCTACAGTGCAGACTTCTAATTGGGCATCATGGATTTCCATGCCCAAATTTAATGAAGTGAGTTCGGGTCCGCGCAAAATAAACCTGCCAGTTTCCACTCCTCTGCTTCCCACAGCAAAGAGAGCGTCAAGCGCGGACCCTATCTCATCTCCCCAGTCCTTACCAATTGACATGCGCGCTAAGGCCTCCGCCATATTCAACGCACCAATTAGGACTTCTATATCTCTACGATCCGATATCCCCTTTCGCACCTTGTCCAACGCATCGTGATTCTTAATCCGCAACGTTGTCCCCGAACCAATATCCCCCACACGCTTTAAACCAGCAATGATGTGGGACATAGGATCACGGATCACGGGCCTAGGACGATACTTAGATCGCTTTCTCATTTATCTTCACTCAACATAAAGATAGCTACAAAAGTAGTAACCACCACAATGCCTCCAAGGCACATTAAAAATACTATCCA